CCAAGAGGGTCACTGCAACGGGAGCGCTCAGTGTTGGGCGCTCTCGCCTCCGCATGATCCTTGTAACCACCACAGGCGCAGGCGCGGGTCGCTTGACCCTTACGGACGGCGACGGCGGAGCGACGACAGTGGACGTCGATCTCGTGGCCAGCACGACGCATAACGTCTACATCCCGGAAGAGGGTGTCCTGTTCTCCTCCGATATACATGTCGCAACAGCCACCAACATCTCGGCTGCGACTCTCTTCTGGTCATAAGGTAGGGCCCATCCTGTGGTAGACATTCGCTCCATCTCGCAGGTAGGCACTTACGAGCCGTTTGAGCTGCAGGTTGGCCGGGGGCAAATCCCCGGCCACAGCGTCATCCACGTCTTTGGCCACAACCCAGATGTGGACACCAGCGAAGTGACGATCTGGCCAGCCCTCGGCCTTTTGGTTCACCCCGCGTCACCCACGATCATGACCATCAGCTCCTCGAGCGCTGACGACACGTCTGCTGGAACCGGGGCCCGCACGGTCTACATCCTCGGCATCAATAGCACGGGCGGCTATGTCTCTGAGACAGTCACTCTGAACGGCCAGACAGCCGTCAACACGGTCAATCAGTACGACGCCATTGAGACCATGAGTGTGGTGTCTGTGGGCTCTGGCGGCGTGAACGCAGGCATCATCTATGCTGGCACTGGGACAGTCACTGCGGGCGTCCCTGCGGTCCCGTACAGCGCGATTGGCATCGGGGACAACCTGTCTCTCGTTGGGCACTGGACCTGCCCTGCCGGGTACACTGGATACCTTGTGAGCGGAAGCGTCACCAGCGGCACGTCAAACGCAAACCAGTACATCACCGCGCGCCTCAAGCTTCGCGCTCAGGACAACATCGTCCGCACTGCCGCGATCACCACGCTTCACGACGGAACGGCAGATTACGACTTTTCATACCCCGTCAAGATTCAGGCGGGGGAGTGCCTCACTGCCACCGCCAAAGGTTCGGGCAATAACAACGACGTCTCGTCGTACTTCCAGATTGTCCTGATCAAGAACGGAGGACCGCTCTGATGGGTAAAAGTCCGGCTTGGACACGCAAGGAGGGTAAGGACCCGAAAGGCGGTCTGAACGCCAAGGGCCGCGCTTCGGCGAAAGCGCAGGGGATGAACTTGAAACCCCCTGCCCCAAACCCAAAGAGCAAGGAAGACAAAGGCCGCCGCGCGTCATTCTGTGCCCGGATGTCCGGGATGAAGGCGAAGCTGACGAGCGAGAAGACCAAGCGCGATCCAAACAGCCGGATCAATAAGTCACTTCGAGCGTGGAACTGCTGACATGAACCGTGGTAGTATGACCCAACAGATCACGGAAACCGGAGGGAAGAGGATGGCAAAGGTTGGCTTGTATGCTAACATCAACGCCAAGCGGAAGCGCATCGCCGCAGGCTCTGACGAGAAGATGCGGAAACCGGGAACCAAGGGCGCACCGACCGCACAAGCGTTTCGGCAGTCCGCCAAAACAGCGAAGGGGAAGAAATGATGAAGGCTGGCAAAAAGGGCGGCAAGGGCTGCTCGGCTGACATGATCAGCCCACGCAAGGCTATGGCCATGGGCATGAAGCCTGCAGTGGTCAAGAAGGGCAAGAAGTAAACCATGGCAACCTCAGGGACCCGGACGTTCAATCTGGACGTCGGCGAGCTTATCGAAGAGGCGTATGAGCGGTGCGGGCTTGAAGTCCGCACAGGCTACGACGCGCGCACGGCACGGCGGTCCCTGAACCTGATGTTCGCTGAGTGGGCCAACCGCGGTTTGAACCTGTGGACCGTGAACCAAGCCACGATCACCGTCACGGTCAACGTCGCGACCTACACCGTCAACGCCGATCACGCGGACATCCTTGAGATGGTTCTTCGTCGGGACGGCACGGATTACGAAGTCGAGCGCATCAGCCGCGGGGACTTCTTCCTTCTGCCCAACAAGACCACGCAGGGGCGGCCGTCGCAGTTTTACTACGACCGCCAGATCGCTCCGAAGATCACTGTCTGGCAGGTTCCCGAGAACTCGACCGACCAGTTGATCTACTACTACGTCCGGCGCATCGAGGACGCAGGAACCTTGCAGAACACCACCGACATGCCGTGGCGGTTCTACCCTTGCATGGTGGCTGGCTTGGCTTATTATCTTGCCATGAAGCGGGCCCCGGACCGGATGGCCATGCTCAAGGCGATTTACGACGAAGAGTTCACGCGCGCGGCCGAGGAAGACGAGGACCGGGTGCCGTTGAAGCTGCAGCCTGATGTGGCCTACCTGAGGTTCTGATGACGTATGCCAGCGGTAAAAAGGCTTGGGGTATTTCTGATCGCTCCGGCGTCCGCTTCCGGCTGCGCGACATGCGAAAAGAATGGACGGGACTTCTCGTCGGCCCGGATGAGTATGACCCGAAGCATCCGCAGCTCTTCCCGCCTAAGGCCTACCCTGACCCGCAGGCGCTTCGAAATCCTCGTCCCGACCCAGAGGCAGGGCACGTCTACGTCTCGGTCGGCAACACAGTCTTCCCGCCAGTTGCAATCATCTACCCGGTGGTTGGCACTGTCGGCTTCGTTACGGTGGTGACCACATGAGCTTTACTTACGGCCAGCTGAAGCAGGCTCTGCAGGACTATCTCGAGACCTCGGAGACCACCTTCGTCAACAACCTCCCGCTCTTCATCCGCCTGTCGGAAGAGCGTATTCTCAAGAACGTCCAGCTAAGTCTGTTCCGCAACAATGTCTCCGCCAACGCAACTTCTGGGGACCGCTTCCTCGGCTGCCCGTCGGACTTCCTTGCGCCGTTGTCTTTGTGTTACACGGACGCTGGGAACGATAAAGTTTTTCTGGAGTTTAAGGACGTCAGCTTTGTTCAAGAGTATTCCCCGGACGCAGCCGTTACGGGGGCTCCTCGGTACTACGCTCAGTTTGACAACCAGAACTTTATTCTGGGTCCGACTCCGAACTCGGCGTACTCGATGGAGCTGCACTATTTTTACCGCCCTGCCAGCCTGACGGCTGGGTCTGACAGCGGGACCACGTGGCTTAGCATCAACGCCGAACTGACGTTGTTCTACGGCGCGATGATCGAGGCCTACCTGTTCCTCAAAGGTGACCCCGACCTTTTGGCAAGCTACGACAAGCGCTTCCAAGAGTCACTCGTGGGCCTCAAGATGCTGGGCGAAGCGAAGCAGGTCACCGATGAATATCGCAAGGGCATGGTTGTGAGGTCCAAGGAATAATGTTTGGCGCGAAACTCTCTTTGCCTGAGACCCCCGTTGTCGTGGTAACGACCACAAGCGGCCGAGGGGAAACCCCTGAGGAAGTGGCGATGCGTTGCGTAAGCAAGCTCATCAGTGTGTCCGATAACGCCCCGCAAGAGATCAGGGACCAAGCGCTTGCGTACCGCGCGGCCGTTCTCGCGGTCGTCACGAGATACATGACATTTGCTGTCGCACAGGATCGTGTTACGGTATATAATGCCCTTGTAGAGGCTGGGCAGCCACAACTGGCGGAAGCCATTAAAAAGCTATAGGAGGCCGCGATGGCAATTACTCAGGCAATGTGCACTTCGTTCAAGGATCAACTCCTCGAGGGTGCTCACGACTTCCGCGCGAGCGGCGGGGACACTTTTAAGCTGGCGTTGTACACCAGCGCGGCCACCCTTGACGCAACCACGACGGCGTACTCGGCTACGAACGAGGTTGCCAACTCTGGCTCCTATTCGGCTGGTGGCGGAACACTGACCAACGTCAACCCGACTACTTCCGGGACAACGGCCTTCACCGATTTCGACGACCTTTCGTTCACGACGGCGACTATCACGGCCCGCGGCGCGCTGATCTACAACACGACCCCGGCGCACACCTACACCAACCCGTCCGTCGTGGTTCTGGATTTTGGTAGTGATAAAACCTCGACGTCAGGCACCTTCACCATCCAATTCCCTGCCGCCACTGCGTCTGACGCGATCATTCGCATCTCTTAACAGAGAGGTTTTCCGTGGTTCTGGTACTAGAAGATAGGGTCCTTGAGACCTCTACGACGACGGGGACCGGGTCGTTCGCGTTACTCGGGCCTACTCAGGGGTTCCAATCTTTTAATGATGGTGTGGGCAACAACAACAGTACCTACTACGCGATTACGAATGTGGCGGCAGGCGAGTATGAAATCGGCATCGGCACCTACACGCTGTCCGGCTCAACCCTTTCTAGGGATATCGTTTTAGCGGGAACCTATGGCGTTGGGACTAACGTTCCCTTTGTTGCGGGGACTAAGAACGTCTTTTCGACGCTACCAGCTGGCAAGGCGGTGTATACTGGGAGAGCTGTTGCCATGGCTCTCGTGTTTGGATAGGGGGATAACCGATGGCTGCGCCAAACATCGTCAACGTGACCAGCATTATCGGCAAGACCGCGACTACAAACCTCACCAGCACGAGCGCATTTTCGGTGGTGAGCAACGCGGCGTCTTCGGGTCTTGTCCTGAAGATCAACACCTTGATCGTGTCGAACGTGGACGTCGCCGCTTCCGCCGACATCACGATCAACTACTACACCTCGGCGGCGCTGGGTGGTACTGCATTCCAGATTGCAAGCACTATTACCATCCCTGCGGACACGTCCTTGATTGTGATCAGCAAAGAAACACCCGTCTATCTCGAAGAGGATCGGTCGATTGGCGCAACGGCGAGTGTTGCAAACGACCTCAAGGTCATTTGTTCCTACGAAGAAATCTCGTGAGGCCTTAATATGACAAGAGCCCCGGGAGGATTTATCTCCACAACACTCAACTCGAGCAATAGCGCCAACGCCTCCGGGGGAGGTCTATCTAACCGAACCTCCGGCGGTGTCTTCACGATGGCTGAGTACAACGGGTGGTTCCGACGGGTGGGTCAGGTTGCGTACACATCTCCCGGAACCTACACTTTTGTAGCTCCAAGCTTTGTCCCGTCCGTTAGCGTTGTTTGCGTCGGTGGCGGTGGCG